TTTGCAAGCCTATTGATAAGGTGCGCGCATGAAAACCAAACCCGTTTGGGACAAGCCACGTCCAAAATCAGTTGGCAAGAGCGAACCTTTATCCAAAAAGGAAAAGGCTAGCGCAAAGGCGATGGCGAAGTCCGCTGGCCGTCCTTACCCTAATTTGACAGATAATATGCGTGCAGCGAGGAAAAAGTGACCCTTGAGCAAAAAATTCTTGCTAATTACAAACTCATCGATGGCAAGATTTATGGGCCAAGAGGTTTGTTAAAAGGAACAAACTTGTCAAGAGGATATATAGGAACATATATCCATCATGAAGGAAAGCTAAAGAGGGTTTTGCTCCATAGGATGGTTTATTTACTTGCTCACGGATATCTTCCAGAAACGGTTGATCATATAAATAGAAACCCAAGCGACAATCGAGTTGAAAACTTAAGGGCTGCAACTAAAAGGGAGCAGCAATCTAATAGGAAATCAAAAGGTTTTTCTGTCAGGACAAAAAATTACGCAAGGCCACGATTTGAGGTTTCGTGCGATCACAAATACATTGGCGTTTTTGATACTGAAGAAGAAGCAAGGGCTGCGTACGCGGTGGCAAGGTATAAGGCTTTTGGGGATTTTGTTTTGGCTTACGAGGCTCAGAAATGAGCAAGCAAGTGCGCGATTCGGCGGGTCACCTATGGCCTGAGATTGTCGGCAAACTTGGCGCAAACACGAATATCACAACGTCTGAAATAAGCCAGCAATCGCATGCCGCTGGCACTGGCGTTACGTTGATGCGCGTTGCTAACGGTTCAAATGCCGGTTATCACTGCCACTTTGCAGTTGGCGATGATCCAGTTGCTAGCGAATCATCACCTATTATTCCAGCGAACACGGTTGTTTACATCACTGTTTCGCCAGGTCAAAAGGTTGCCATTGTTGCTGAACAAAATCACACCATGCGTGTTTCTATGACGGACATAATTCCATGATGAAGAAAACCAAAGCCGAAAAGAAGATCAGCAAAGTCATGCGCGAGTACAAAGCGGGTAAGTTGCATTCTGGTAGCAAGGAAGGCCCGAAGGTTAAGAATCCCAAGCAAGCCGTTGCGATTGCGCTTTCCGAGGCAGGGATCACACGGAAGCCGATGTGATGCAATGCCCTATTGAAACCACGGATGCACTGGCGAACCTAAAGAACAGGAATTGGGCTTTTGCCAATGTGGGTTATGGCCCTGCTAATCCTGAAATGCCAAACGATGAATTTTGGCAAGCAAAATCAAAGGCTTGGAACACTGACTTAGAGCAAGCCATGAGCATGCGTTGCGGTAACTGCGCAGCGTTTATTCAGACGCCAGAAATGATTGAGTGCATCACAGACGGTATGCACGGCGAAGATGGAGAAGAAAGCGACGAAGAAAGCGACGACGATTACGAAGGCGACGCTGAAAACGCCGCCATGGAAGGCGAAGAAAGCGAAGAGGGTGATGATGAAGGCATGGACGTGGATCTTGAGGAGGTTGTTCAAGAGGCCGAAAACCTCGGTTATTGCGAACTGTTCCACTTCAAGTGCGCCGCGGCAAGAACATGCGACGCATGGCTCGTTGGCGGCCCCATCACACGAACCCAAGATAGTCGACGCTCAATGCAAGCTATACGTTTCTATCGGTCAAACTTCCCGCAACAAGGTTGAATGGCGTGATTAAACGAGGATCAGAAACGTTTTCCGGTTACAACAAGCCAAAGAAAACGCCAAGCCACCCAACAAAAAGCCATGCTGTTTTAGCGAAATCGGGTGATGAGGTCAAACTGATTCGTTTCGGGCAACAAGGCGTAAGCGGCAGTCCTGAAGGATCAAAACGCAACGAAGCATTCAAAGCGCGTCACGCAGCCAACATCGCCAAGGGTAAAATGAGCGCCGCATATTGGGCAAACAAGGTTAAATGGTGAGCTATGGACATTGAAACGGAACTTGAAACCGGCGCGAAGTCTGGCGAGCCCATGGACGATACGGAAGTTCAAGCCATTGTTGCCGCTGAACTCACGGATGCCGTTAACTTCATTGACCTTGAGATTGGCAACTTACGCGCCAAAGCTACGGAATACTATTTTGGCGATCCTTTTGGCGATGAGGAAGAAGGGCGCAGCCAGGTTGTTTCGATGGATGTGCGCGACACCGTACAGGCTATTTTGCCAAGCCTGATGCGCATATTCTTTAGCAGCGAAAACGTCGTTCAGTACATTCCACGCTCAAAAGAAGATGTGCCGATGGCAGAGCAAGCCACGGATTATGTGAAATACATCCTGAACGAGGATAATAATTTCTTCGTTACGCTTCACTCGGCATTCAAAGACGCTTTGGTGCGCAAAACGGGTGTGATCAAGTGGTGGGTTGACGAGCGCACCGAGATCAAAAACGAGTCATATTCCGGCATGGATGACGCGCAGCTGACGTTGCTGCTTAGTCAGGATGGCGTTGAAATGGTTGATCTGCAAAGCGAGCCAGATCCCAACGCGCCACCACCGATCATTGATCCGATCACCGGCCAGCAAATCACGCCGACCGTGCTGGTTCACGAGGTCAAAGTAAGCCGCCGCATTACACACAAGAAGTTTCGCGTTGAATCGCTTGCGCCTGAAGAATTCATCATTGACAGACGCGCCCGTACGTTTGATGACGCTGACATTGTGGCGCACCGCAAGTTGGCAACGGTTAGCGAACTGGTCGCCATGGGTTATGACCAGGAAGAGGTTGAAGCGAACACGGGCGAGGATGAGCTAGACACAAACATTGAACGCATTGCCCGTAATCCCGCGCAAATGATGTTTGGCGAAAGCGACAACAATCCCGCGCAGCGCAGAATCCTATACCTGGAAGCCTATATCCGAATGGATATGGACGGTGATGGGCTTGCCGAGTTGCGCAAGATTTGCACCATGGGGCCGTCTTACAAGATCGTGGCGAACGAACCCGCTGACGATATTCCGTTCACTTACTTTGTGCCCGATCCTGAGCCGCATACCTTTTTTGGTATGTCAACGGCTGACGTAACGATGGACATTCAGCGCATCAAGTCCGTGATCCTACGCAATATGCTTGATTCCTTGGCGCAATCCATTCATCCGCGAACCGCGGTGGTTGAAGGTCAGGTGAATATGGACGATGTGCTGAACAATGAGAATGGCGCGATTATCAGGATGCGCGCACCGGGTATGGTGCAACCGTTCTCGACGCCATTCGTTGGTCAGCAAGCGTTTAGCATGATTGAGTACATGGATCAGGTGAAAGAGGCGCGCACTGGCATGTCCAAAGCATCCATGGGCCTTAACGCTGATGCCCTTCAATCCACAACGCGCCTGGCGGTGCAAGCAACCGTGCAAGCCGCGCAGCAACACATTGAACTGATTGCTCGCATCTTTGCCGAAATCGGCATGAAGCGGTTATTTAAGGGATTGCTGCGCCTGATCACGCAAAACCAAGATAAGCCTCGCGTTGTCCGTTTGCGCAACCAGTGGATTGAAGTTGATCCGCGCGGATGGGACGCCATGATGGATGTGAGCGTGAATGTTGGCCTTGGAACGGGCAATAGCGATGAGCGTTTGCAATTCTTGCAAGCCATTGCCGCCAAGCAAGAGCAAATCCTGCAAAGCCTTGGGCCAAACAATCCATTGGTGACGGTTGGTCAGTACGCAGGAACGCTTACCAAGATTATCGAGTTGGCGGGATACAAGGACACGACGCAATTTATCAATCAGTTGCCCATGGACTACAGTCCACCGCAACAACAACCGCGTCCAGATCCGTCCGAGGCACTTACCGCGGTGCAAGTTCAGGCAATCCAGGCTGACATTGAAAAGAAAGCCGCCGAGCTTGCCCTTGAGCGCGAAAAGATGATTCGTGCCGATGATCGTGAACGTGATCGCATTGCACAAGATGGCGTGCTAAGACGTCAGGAAATGGAACTCAAGTACGGCGTAAGCCTTGCGCGCACACAGGCAGAGATTGACGCCAAAGTGAATATGGATCGTGAGCGCATGCAACTTGATGCAATCGCGCAAGCCGTGCAGCCGATGCAATGACAGCCGAAGAAAAGATTAAACGCGCTCACGAAGCGCAACGCATACTGGAAAGTAATCTGTATAAGGATGCTTGGATGGGTATCCGCCAGCAATTGCTCGATGATTGGGCTATGGCGGAAACCACTGAAGCACGCGAACGCATCCATTTTGAATTCAAAGCACTGGACAGAGTGCAACAATATCTGTCAAGTGCAATCAGCGATGGCACGCTCACGCGCATGACGATTGATCGTATGCGCAAGCGCGCCGAAATCTAAGAGGGAACAATGAGTGACGAACATGTAGTTTTGGCGGATAATGCCGCCATGAGTGTGCGGGAAGCCGCACAAGCCTTTGAAGCGTTGCTTGCCGAGGAAAGCGGAGAACAGGCACCAGAGAAGGCGCAAGCCGAAACCGATGAGGTTGAGGCGTCAGGGGACGTTGAAGCGGAAGCGGGTGAGCAAGGCGAAGTACCCGAAGAAGTTGAAGCGTCCAGCGAGTCTGAGGAAAGCGAGGAAAGCAAGCAACCCGACGAGCCACCCACTTTCACCGTCAAAATTGACGGTAAGGAAGAGGCGGTGCCTCTCGACGAGTTGTTAAAGGGCTACCAGCGCACGGCAGACTACACACGAAAGACGCAAGCCTTGGCAGAACAGCGCAAAGCCGCTGAAGCCGAGTTGAATGCGGTTCGTGAAGAGCGTGCTACTTACTCACAACTGTTGACTGCTTTGCAACAACAATTGCAACAGCAACAGGAATCACCCGTTGATATGGAGCGTCTTTACCGTGAAGATCCTATCGAGTGGGTGCGGCAGACCGAGTTAGCGCGTCAACGTTCGGAGAAATTAGCAGCATCACAGGCTGAACTCCAACGATTGAACACGCTACAGCAACAAGAAGTGCAACGCGCTATGCAAGCCAGGTTGAAGGAAGAAGCCAGTTTGCTTGTTTCTGCCATACCGGAATGGCGAGATGAGAAAACGGCAAAGGCTGAAAAGTCCGCGTTGATTGATTTTGGCGTTAAAGAGGGATTCACGCCTGATGATCTGAAGGGTGTTGTTGATCATCGCGTTGTGAAGGTGCTGCGCAAAGCCATGATGTTTGATCAAATCATGTCCAAGCAACAAAGCATCAAGCCTAATGTTGTTGCGCCAAAAGCAAAAACGGTTGCGCCAGGTAATCCACAAGCCGCAAAGGTTCAAGTGAACGAGATAACACGCGCCAGACAGCGCCTTGCAAAAACGGGTAGCGTCAAAGACGCCGCCAGACTTTTTGAGCAATTTCTCTAAAGGAAAATCATGACTATCGCTAGCAATACATTCCTTACCTACTCTGCAAAGGGTATCCGTGAGGATCTGTCCAATCAGATTTACAACATTTCTCCCGAAACCACGCCTTTCATGAACAACATTGGTCGCGGCACCGCTGCCAATACCCTGTTCCAGTGGCAGACCGACGCACTTGCTGATGCAACAACCAGCAATGCTGCACTGCAAGGTGACGATCTAACCACCTATGAAGCCGTAACGCCAACCGTTCAGTTGGGCAATTACACACAGATCAGCCGTAAGACTGTTGTGATTTCCGGCACTATGGAAGCCGTTAACAAAGCAGGTCGCAAGTCCGAGCTTGCTTATCAGTTGGCGAAAAAGGCCGCTGAACTTAAGCGCGATATGGAAACCATCCTGCTTGCTAACCAAGGAGCAACGGCTGGTGACTCGACAACGGCCCAGAAAACGGGTTCGCTTTTGGCGTTCATCAAAACCAACACGTCCGTTGGTTCGGGTGGCGGCAATCCTTCGTACACCACACTTCCAACCGCAACACGTTCGGACGGTACTGTGCGCACCTTCACGGAAACCATCCTCAAGAGCGTGCTGCAACAAGTTTGGACGAGTGGCGGCGAACCATCCATTGTGATGACAGGCCCAGTGAACAAGCAAACCGTTTCTGGTTTCAACGGTATTGCAACGCGCTATCGTGACGTGCCAGCAGGTAAACAGGCACAGATCATTGGCGCGGCTGATGTTTACGTTGGTGATTTCGGCCAAGTAAACATTGTTCCAAACAGGTTCCAGCGTGAGCGCGATGCGTTTGTTCTTTCGCCTGACTACGCTGGCGTTCACTTCCTGCGCCCATTCCAGCAAGTTGAGCTTGCAACCACAGGCGATGCTGAGAAGCGTTTGCTTTTGGCGGAATATGGCCTTGCTATATACAACGAGAAGGCTCACGGCATTGCCGCTGACTTACTCACGTCTTAATCGCAGCACTTAACGGGGGGCGGGGAAACCCGCCCTTTTTTACATGGAAAAACGGATCTTTGAACAAGACGAACTGTTAGGCATCACTCGCATTTGGCACTTTGACGAGGAAACCGATACAGCTGTTATCGAGACAATCCAGAATGTCCAGCCTATTGTCGAAAGCAATAAGTCCGAATTCAACCAGGTTGATGAACGCGCCAGGTGGGACGGTGAAGGGCATGGCGTTCGCGTGGCAAGCATTCCGATGAATCTGTTTATGGAGTTAGTCGGAAAGGGCATTACGCGTAACGAAAAAGATTTCAAGCAATGGCTCAATGACCCAGAAAACCGCCACTTTCGTACACGACCAGGGAGAGTTTGATGAGTGATAAAAGGATTATTTCGGTTTGCGTTCCAGCGCGTGATGAAGTCCATACGATGTTCACCTTTGACTTGGTGAACGCCATCAGTCATCACATAGGCACCACGGGAGAGATTGTTAACTTATTGATGAGCCAAGGCACATTGCTTTGCTCGCAGCGCACGGAATTGGTTATGAACGCCATTCACGCCAATGCCGATTACTTGCTATTCCTTGATAGCGATATGCGTTTTCCCGCGGATACGATTAGCCGATTGCTAGCGCACGGCGAATGCGTCGTGGCGGCCAACTGCGCAAGGCGCAGAATGCCAACGGGCCCAACGGCAGGTAACTATGACAGGGAAACGGGTCGCAAAGTATTGCGTTACTCAATGCCAGATGACACGGGCCTTGAGCAAGTGGACATGGTTGGAACGGGTGTCATGCTTGTTGACATTAACGTGTTTAAGGTTTTGGATATGCCTTGGTTTGCAACCCCATGGGATGTGCAAGCTAAGGGTTACATGGGCGAGGATGTGTATTTCTGCAAGTTGTTGCGGGATGCTGGTATTCCGTTGTATATTGATCATGACCTGTCCAAGCAAATTGGGCACATAGGAACCTTCGAGTATAAGCACGAGCATACTTGGGCACTCCGACCGATGGAAGATGAGCGCAGAAAAGCAGCGGGCGCTCCGGTCGAAACTCAAAAGGTGGCTTGATGGCACTCGACACATTCAGCGGACTCAAATCAAGCATTGCGGACTGGATTAACCGCGATGACTTAACGTCCGTCATTCCATCATTTATCGTTTTGGCGGAAGCAACGTTTAACCGCACAATCCGTACGCGCGATATGGTGCAGCGCGCAACCGCATCGCTTGATACGCAGTACACGGAACTGCCAGCCGATTTCCTGCAAATGATCAACATTCAGTTGAACACAGCAACGCCCATGAAGTTGTCATTTGTGAGCAACGAGCAAGCCGA